GCCTATTAGAGGCTCGTAGCCGCCGGGAGTATATGGGAGTATTTCGGAGTAAAGGCTCCCCCTCCGTAGGTTCCCCCGCGGATTTTGCGTCGCAACTCTGGTTCAGGGGAGCGTTCAAGGCTCCATACGGAGTGGTGAGTCTTCCGTCCGTTCCCGCAGGTCAGTGTCTTTGGCTATGGGCATCTTTATCGATGCGGTGCACTGTCCTGTGCGACCACTCGGTGCCGATCTCCGGTGGTTGCGTGACGGGAGGGAGTGTATCACATGGGAAGCCAGGGGTTCCACGGGCTTTTATTGGGTGCTGCGAGCCTGTCGAGCGGCATGTCGCGTTGTGGGGTTCTATCGTCGAATATGACGGAGGCTGTTTCTATTTCCTTGTTGAGGTCGTCGAGGTATTTTCTTAGCTCGTGATACGACCTGGTTACCTGTGCTTGTTGTCGTTGAAGTGATTTAAGGTCACTCGGGGTAAAGAATCCGCGCCGAACTTCTGGGAGCGTGGTTTTCCAGTCTTCGCGGACGATATGGGTTGGAATGCCGAGGAGGGCAAGCCCTTTGTGCATCTCTTTCTGATCGTCAGAGAGTCTGTCTCCGCGTGCCTTGAACTCGACAGCGCACCCTTTCGGTGAGGAGGATTTTCCGTCAAGGACCAAGAAGTCCGGCCAACCGTTGCGGTAGACACGCCATCCGCGTTTCTGCATAGCCTTTGCAAGAGCTGCTTCTTTTGGATTCATCTAGTGCCCTCCAGTATCTCTTGAACTACAGTTCAGCCGTTAGAATAGTAATACCCGCAACACCGCAACACCGCAACAATGAGTTCAAGGTAGTTTCTTCGGATAATTCGGTTCGTTCGCAAGGATGTCCCTGCGCGCGTGGCGGTCTCCATGATAAGCGTTCGAACATTCGAACATGAGGTTTTTCTGTCTTCGAATCTTCGTAGGCTTATCCTCCAGTGCCTGTAGGGGTCGAACTCTCGAACTCCTTCTCAAACTCCAGTTGAGTTGCATGTTCACTACGGGTTTGAGAGTTTGATTCGTAGACGGAGTGTGTTGATATAACGTCATGTTAGTATACATTCGGGTATGACCCTCATAGAGAATGCCGGGTCATTCCTTCTCCTCCTGGGGGGCCTCGTTATTTTGGCTTAGTAATGAGGCCTCTCATGTTTAAGTGATAGACTCGTACATGTGAACAACCCTCCAGCTATAAAGGTGAAGTCTCCAACGGCTGATATTATTGCAGCCGTCGCAGAGGCTGTTGCGCGCGGGGTTCAGCCTCGTTACGCCATCATGCAACAGGGAGTTGTGAGACGTGAGGCGGAGAACTGGTTAACCCAGGCCGCAGCTCTGACCCCCTTACAGGAATACGCAGATCTCGGGGCAGCTATAGATAAAGCAGAAGCGGACTGGTACGCCGGTAACGAGATAGCCGTATCCTCAGATCCCGACTGGAGGAGCAAGGCTCGCGCGCTCGAAGCCCGAGATACCGGCTCATGGAAACGAGAACAATCGACAACCGGAGCAGATCCCGCAGTCTCACAGTGGCTTGACATGCTGGTTGGGAAAACTCCGATGCCTCTGCCACCGCCCGTAATTACCGTGGAACCAGAAGAACGGGATGCGAGGGACGCGAATCACCTTGAGAGACCGGAATGGCAGGCCGGATACGCAGCAAGAGCGAAAAGACGCATGGAAAATAGCCGAAATCGCCCCGAACGTCGCGGGTCAACAGCTAAGAAACGCAAAAAAAATGAGAAAAAGAAGTGATTGAACGACAGGCACGCTCAATGTTGTGGGCGATACTGCCTGATAGCGACCCGATTAACCATCGCGGGCGCGGATATATTCCAACTAGCGACCAGTTACAGGTATTAGACGACGATCACGGCCAGATTCTTGTCGCAGGCGGAGACCGGGGCGGAAAATCCAGCGTTTCAGGGATGAAAGCCTTCCTCGGAGTACTCGAATTTATGGGAACCTACGGCCAGAGGGCTATGGGTGAGACCGCATGGATAGTTGGAGAGAACTACGAGCTAACACGCCCCGAATATGAGTACACAAAGACATGGTTACGCAGATCACCACTTGGTGGCAAGGCAGGAATGTGGGCAAGTACGCCCGTAAACCCCGGACTTATCAAGATCTACTCCCCCGAGACAGGAAATCGGGACGAATGGTTCAGTATCAAGACAAAATCTACCGCAGATGCAGTTGAATCCCTCGTCGCAGAGTCCCCTGTGTTCGTTCTGGTCTGCGAAGCAGCCAAAACCTCCATCGAAGTGTACCGAAGACTACGATCTCGCGTTAGTGAGGCACGAGCACGCTTCCCCGGCTTCGGTTGGATCATGATGGGCGGGTCTTTTGAGGGATCTCTGGGCTGGTATCCCCTGATGTGGGAACAATGGCGGTCTGAAGCAGTGCAACGCAAGCTAAATGCCAGGTCATTCAGTCTACCGGCAGCAGGAAACAACTTTGTCTTCGGCCCCGGCGTAGATCCGCAAACCAATGAGGAGCACGATGGGGGACTCAACCATCCTGAGTTGGTTCAACTCAAGGCTGAGCTGCCCGAGAATATATTTTCAGAGCGTGTTCTGGCAGTTCCGATGCCACCGGCAGGGCGCGTCCACCATCTCTTCCAGCCACAGACCCACATCTACGATTTCGAGTATCGAGATGATTTGCCCGTCTATATCGCCATAGATCCAGGCTTTTCAGGGGCAACCTCGCACTATCACATCGCTTTACTGCAAAAAGTTGATGGTCAGTGGCGCAACTTTGATGAAATTGCACACACGAAGGTGATTGAAGAGGAGATAATTGAATCTTTCGTGAAGAAGGCGTACTGGTGGAAGAATCCGAACAAGGTTGCAGTCATCGATACTGCGGGTGGCGCTCACGCGGGGGCGCATGCATCCAACATAGAGGTGTGGCGCAAGCTGACAGGGCTTCACCTGTACCATCAGAAGGTTCCCGTTATGTCAGGGATAGAACGAATGGACTCATTCCTGAAGATTAACGCCGATACCTCTAAGCCGGGTATCATTTTCCATTCACGATGTCAGTGGATAATCTCTGAGCTTGGTGGTGGGCCACATCCAATCGATGGACAGACACATCTTTACCAGTGGAAGACAGATCAGTACGGTAACGTGGTAGGTAAAGTTCCCAATGATCGTTACAATGACGGGGTTAAGGCAATAACCTACCTTCTTATCCATGAAGAGGGGTATGCTAGGTCCGAAACACGGCGTACTATTCGGGTAAGAGGGCGCAAGGACAGGCATCGCGTGGGAGTTTAGTGCATGGCTACTCGTCGCATGAGTCGTCGCGAGGCAAAAGATGCGAATCGTTTCTTTGGTGATATCGAGGATATGTTCGTTGGTCAAAACGAGCTACATTCTCGTATGGATGATGACTACTCACTGTGGCGACTCGACCCGTTTTCTCCTCCGATAGAGCTTGGGATTGCACCCGAAGACGCATATACGACTAACCGGCCACGAGTTCTTGCGAAGAAAGTAATCGCATTCATCTCGAATACCGAAGTGGTGATGCGTGTTCCCGACTCCAGTCAGCGTAATCGAGAGAGTCGAAGGGCCAACGACGCACTGGAAGAGCTGGCTATCGGCATACTAAAGAATGCCGATAAGCGCCGCAGACGTCGCATAGAGGTTGGAATTCAGGCCGCGCTTGCTTCGTACACGGTTATTCGGGGCGGATGGGCCGCAGCCCGTGGGATCTTACGCAAACGAGCTAACGGTCAGACCTTTGAGGACATTCTTCCGCTCGATCCCAGACATCTTATTATTCAGAAAGGCGATGAAGAGCCTCTGTGGGCTGCATATCGCCACTCGATGACACGGGGGCAGATACGGGACAAGTATCCACAGTTCTCGTTCAGGACCGAGACGGCGGGGATGGAAGACGACGATCAGACACACTGCGTCTATGACTACTATCGCAGGCAACCGAACCCCCGTTACGGAAAAGTTCTTGAGACACCGTTCGATACCCACCCATTTATCTATACGCTTGGCGTTCTTATTGATGAACAGTGGGCACGGCGCGAGGTAAACGTACACACGATGGGATTCCCGGTTGTGGCCTTCCCTGTAGAGGAAGTTCCGTTGCTGGCTCCCAGTAATAAGTTCGATGCCCACGATATGCAGAGAGACTTTGGTGAGTCGATCTTCGCTGAAGACCGGGCTATATGGGAAAGACAGAGCCTTGCACTCTCTTATGCAATGGATCTCATGGGTAAGTCCAGCGATCCAGAGAAGAAAGTGCGCTCGATTACGGGAACAACCGATATCGAGGGCGCAATCGGGGAGAAGGGCGCAACGATCCCGCTTTCCACGGCTAATGAAGAAGACGTGGAATACATGCAGCAACCAGATTTCAACCGTGCTGCACTGACATTACTCCAGATGATCTCGCAGGATGAGATCACGGGGTCCCTGCCACCGCAGGCGTTCGGAATACTTGATCGACCACTCTCTTCAGTAGCACTCAGGCAGTTGGGAAACAACCTTGAACACAAGGTGTTACCACGTATGAAGGCTGTGGAGCAGGTTATCGAAGGGTGTCTTGAGGTGATGATCGGCCAGTTCGAGACGGGAGCCTTTGCTCCTATCGAAGTCTCGGGCAGGCGTGGTGACAATACACCGTTCAACCGTCCTATCAGTATTGAAGATATCCAGGACCACGACAACCTTGAAGTTTCGTTGAAGTTGCAGCTACCGGAAGACGACAACGCTCGACTGGCGCAGGCCAATATGTTGCTTCAGCCGGTTCCGGGCACCAACGAAACGCTGGCATCCGTACAGTACGTGCGTGAGCGCGTCCTTAATATGCAGTCTTCGGACAGTATACGCAGCCAGAATCTTGAGCAGATGGCTCGACTTTCGTCCCCTGTGGCAATGGCACTCGAACAGTTCCGTGCCGCAGAGGAAACCGGGGACGAGCATCTTATTTCTGTTACGTTCGATCAGTTGCAACTTGCTGCTTTGCAGCATACAGTACAGACAAACCTTGGCATGGCTCAGCTTCAGCAGCTAATGCAAGGTGTTATTCCACCGGGGATGGGTCCTGGTGGCGGAGGGAATGGCACAGGCGGTGCTCAGGGTCAGCAGGGCGTTCAGGGAGAAGCACTGAACCCGGCAAACGGCGCTATCGGTGTTGCCGAACAGCGTGGTATCGGCAACGAGGCATCGCCCAACGCGGGCGCTAATGCAACTGCCTCCAGAGAGAGGCAGGAAGAAAACGAGCGACTCGCAGCCATAGGGCTGGAAAGGGGCTAAGTCATGGCAGAGCGTGATCCAAATAAATATTATTTCCAAATAGAGGTAGCGGCCAGTCCCGGCGAATCCCCTGCAATACGATGGTTTGCAATCAATAAAAATCTTTTCCCGAATGCCGCGGGGGGATTTGATGTAAACCTTGCCACTAACTTTGTTAGGTCAATGTTGAATCAGCCTGAAGCTGTAAATGAGTTTGGGAGAGCCAATTCGGTTCGCTTATATGGAGATGAACAGGGGGATTTGCCAGAGGGTACTACCTTCAACTCTCCTGTAGGAACTACGAACCCTGGAGACCTGGCTTGGAACGTTGATTTTGGTGACTTTACAGACGTGAATTGGTGGGACTTAACCAAGAATGTAAGGACCGGCGGCACTGGCAATGGCAATGGCAACGGCGGCTCCAAGGACCCCTATGAGCCTCCGGAGGCGGCTGGGATTCCTGGGATTGAACAGCAATTTCCTAGAGGGGCTTACATGGCTGGCATGGGGGGTACGGACCGATCTACAATAAGAGGTCCCTTTGCTCGGTATTTTGATGCTCAGTTCAGCCCGACAGCGGCAACATATATGGCGCGTTCAGCTTTAGGACAGGAGATGTTAGGCGAAGGTGATGAAGGAGGACAGCATTTCCAGACGTATGTAGGGTCAACGCCTTCAGGAAGAGTTCCGGGTCAGGCGTTTGCAGCTCTTAAAGGAATGTTAGATCCTCAACGTTATCGAGGAGCCTTACACACGCCCGAACAAGAGATGGCTCTGCAGGCTTTCACAGATCCGCAAACATCATTTCAGCGAGGACAGGCTGCTTCACTCGCTCGGGCGGCAGCGGGAGGAAGATTCTCTCCGTTTGCTGTTGCGAACTTATTTCCAGGTGCAGAGCAAGTGGCGCAAGAATGGGAAGCAACTCCTCAGAGACCTTTCTTGAAATATGTAGCGCAAAGATATGGACTTGGCGATTTGTTCAATCCTTAGATCGTTAAGAAAGTTTTCAAAAAATTATAATGACGTCTTACGTTAGTCCTTTTCTTGATGCTCTAAATGTCGATCCTCTTGGACAGAGGGCTTTATTTGAGTCTTTGGTGCCGCAGAGATTGTTCGGGGCGCAACGCAGACAGGTATCGAATCTATTTGCGCCAACATTCAATCGTTTTCTCGGGCAACTCGGGCAACAACTTCTTAGTGGAGAGGGCGCAACTCCAACGTTCAAAGGGTTTTTAGAGAATCAATTCGATCCCGTTAGAGAGCAGTTACGATTGCCTACGATCTCCTCTGGAGCTGCCCCTCTGGTTACGCCAACCATGTTCAACTTCCCTGTATAAACGGTGGTTACGCCGAGAGAATTTATTCCTATTCCGGGGATGCAGCGAACTGCTCCCCGTCGCTACGAGACCGTAGCTCCGAGATACGCACCGGTTACGGAGGGTTTGCTTGGCACCGGAATGCGTGTGCTTCCTGAGTTACAGACTATTGCCGAAGAGATTGGCGGACCGGGAACAAAGATTAAAAATGCGAATCTCTTTAGCAAGGTTATCAAAGAAAGTGCAATTGAATTTAACAAGTTTGACCTAAACACTTTCATGGATCAGTCTCCCTCTTCGCTTCGTCAGGGATTTGCAGAAAAAATACAAAACCCCGCAACGCTACAGGACAGAGATTTTGTAGCGGTTGCAAATAAAAGAGGGATTGAAGAAGCCTATGATATTTATTTAGGTTTGGTGACTCAAAGCCAACCTGAAGAGCTGAAGGCTTTATTAAGAGAGCACCCGACCAAATGGCCTGATCTTCTCGGAGGAGCTGAGTGGGGCGAGAGGCTTGAAAGTCCGTATGTGGGGTTGGGGAGCGAAGGATATTTAGATCCCGAAACCGGCAAATTCGATGTTTTAAGAAAGAATCTTGATCGGGAGAAATTACTTGAGGGGCCTCAACGTCCCGAAAGATTAGCAGAGCGAATTATAGAGACAGGCCCAACGCGGGGAACGGTTGGATTGTTGGCATCTATGTTGCAAGGATACGCTGCTGCGGCTGGGCCAGTATCTTATATCTTGGGAACAATAGGTGGCGAGGTTGCACACGCGAAAGCACGGGAAGCGGGTTGGCCGGGATGGGCGCAGGGTACTGCACAGGTTGCTGGAGCTGCACTGGGAGGTCTTGCTGGAGTTATACCTGAAGAACAAGCTATTCGTGCTTTTGCTAATTGGACTCGCTCACTTACAAAGAGAGGGCCGTCTCTTCCTCCGCCAGGAATGCCATTCCGAGAACGATGGGGAGTTTCTGGAGCTGGGACGAAAATGTCGCCGACAGAGCTTGCCGAAAAACAATTCTTTGCTTCCCAATCTCCAGAAATTCGGGCTGCATTAACTCAAGCTGCTCAAGAGGGCGTTGACCCGTCGCAACGAATTGTTGCCGGTGGCGCGAGACCTGTTGTTCCAGAAGTTGCTCCCGTGGGTGAGGTTGTGGAAGAAGCTCCCAGAGTTGTTGAGAAAACTGTTGAGCAGTTAACGGCAGAACTAGAAATAGCAAAGAAAGCGTGGAAAGAAGCCCACGAAGTTCTCGAAGCTCCTTTGTCCGAAACGGTAGATGGAAGAGTGATGCGTTCAGGAAGTATAGAGGTTGGGGACGTTAAGTTCACCCCGGCCCAGAACGCTGCAATAAATAGACTGGCAGCTACTAGAAGGCAGCAGCAGGCTAGATTTGAAGAAACGAGGGACAATTATAGGGCTGTAAATGAAAAGTGGCAGGACGCCGTAGAAGCATCTGACCCTGCTAAATATGGACATGATGCAGCAACTGCACGGATTGACGTTTGGCGGGATGTCGATGCTGCTAAGGCGAGGTTAAAGGCTGAAGCTGACGCTGCTAAAGTTGCTCCTGATGCTCCCACCGCCCCCGCCGTTGCAAGGACTGTTTACACAGAAATACCTACTTTTAGGAAGCTAAAAGACTGGACGCCAATTGCTCCCGAAGATGTAAAACTTAGATCCAGTGCGTACAGGATTGAAACAGATAATTTTGAAGCTACTTACAGCTACCGGAAAAAGGATGAGGTTCTTCAAACTGGCTGGTATGTGAGGTTAAAAATCGATCATGCTGGTGAGAGTGTCGCAGATTGGCCTACCCGATTTCCGGCTGATGAACCTTATATATTTGCTACAACTAAAACTGAATTGATTCCATACTTACGTCAGGCTGAATCCGAATTTGTGGCAGAACAGGCTAAATTTGCCAGTAGGCCGGGAGCGGTTAAACGTCTGTTAGCAGCTCAGGAGCGGTCAAAAGAAAGGGCTGCTGCTGATATAGCCGCCGCTGCTCCTGATGCTCCCATCGCCGCACGGGTTGGTGTGCTTACACCAGAGGAGACTGGCAGGCTAGGCCAACTGAAAATTCAGCTTGCCAGGGAAGAAGCACAGCTTGACGATCTTCTTACTGATCCTGAGGCTGTTAGGATGGGGAGGGAGCCTAGACCGTACTCTCTGCGTAACCAATCCCTTTTGGAGCCGGGTGAAAAGGGGTATCGACCTCCTGCCAAGCCGGGATATACAGAAGCAGAACGGCTTGAAAATATTCGTCTTGTCAACGAGGGGATAAAAGATGCTGAAGCAGACGTAGTTGCCGCAAAGAAAATTCTTGATAAGGAAAATTTATATCTCAAGCAAAATGAGGCTCGGTTATTAAAACAGGGTCAGTCTGGCAAGGAGGAAGTCGACTCTCTCAAAGAAAGCATATCAGAAGCTAGGACCTTTCATACCGAGGCAAAGGATGTCCTAGCAGATGCCAGATTGGAGCTAAGAACAGCAAAGAAACCTACGGCATATACAGCCAAGGAGAAGGCTCTTATAGCTGCGGCTGATAAGTGGGATGTGGACTATCCCGATCAATTAAGGGCGAGAGTAAAAAGTACGCAAGAAGAGATCGCTGCACTAGAAGCCAAGACTGTTGCCGCTGCCCCTGATGCTCCCATCGCCCCTACTCTTGAGCGACCTGCTGAACCTTCTGTCACACAGCCTGTCATGCAGCCTGTTGAAAGGTTTCAATTACCGCGAGAACTTGCAGGGCAGTTTGACGATACGATTGAAGTTCCACGCTTCACAGAGGAGCCGGGGGTTACTCTTCCTGCTGTTGCTGCCACAGGTGTAGACGGATTTCCAATCACTCCTAAAAACGTAGTGGCTGTTAGCGGTAAGGGAGG